GAAATGAATATTCGACCTAATACTGATAAGAAACTTCAATTTGATTATTTAATAAATACAGTCAGACGAAACAAACGTTTTCCTAAGTGGATGAAAGCCGAGGAAGACGAAAACATAAAAGTGATCGTAGAATATTATGGATATAATGTACAAAGAGCTAAAGAAGTGTTATCTTTGCATTCCACGAAAGAGCTTAATCAAATTAAAGAAAAATTAAATACAGGCGGTGAAAGGTAAAAATGATGTATGATATCGGCGAAATGGTAGAGATCACTTTAAAAGAACCTGATGATTTTCTAAAAGTAAAAGAAACACTAACCCGTATTGGTGTTGCTAGTAGAAAAGAAAAAACTCTTTATCAATCTTGCCACATTTTACACAAACAAGGTAAATATTATATAGTACACTTTAAAGAACTATTTGCTCTTGATGGTAAACCTTATAATTTTTCAGATACCGATATTTCTAGAAGAAACACAATATCAAATCTTTTAGAGGAGTGGAGTCTTGTTAAGTTAGTAGATGAAGAAAAAACAAAAGATCCAATTTTACCCTTAAATCAATTAAAAATTCTATCTTTTTCAGAAAAAGAAGAATGGACACTAACTCCGAAGTATAATATTGGCAAAAAATCGTAATGAATGATTCGATAGAATTTCTACAAAAACTGGGAATTTTCTGTTTACATGATGATGTTGAAATACCCTCATTAGCAACCAGAAAATCGGCTTGCTTTGACCTGAAAGCATATCTTAAATCACACACAAAAGTACTTGCTTACAATCAGTATAATCATAAAAAAGAAACCCTCATAAAAAATAATTGTTTGCTTATGTTACCTGGTTGGAGATATTTAATTCCTACGGGTATAATCTTTGATATTCCTGTGGGTTGTTATATTAAAGTTCATCCTCGTTCAGGTAATGCGTTGAAAAAAGGCTTAATTACTGCAAATAATGCGGGGATTATTGATGAAGATTATGTAGAAGAATGTAATTGTATCATGAGAAATGTATCAGAAACTTCTATTCAAATTAATCATGGTGATAGAATTGTACAAGCAGAATTGCGTAGAACAGAAAATTTTGAGATTGATATTTTACCTGTCCGACCAAAACAAAAAACAGATAGAGATGGTGGATTTGGATCTACTGGACAATGAATCACCCTTGACAAATCATATATATAAGAGTATAATTGATCTTATGAGAGTGCAAAAGCATCTCATCCGTTGCATGTAGCAACATCCTCTGGCTTATGCGGAGGAATATAATTAATCTCGCTAATATAGGAGACAATATGTATCTAGTACCAAAAACTATAGAAGACCTCAATCGCCAACTTTCAACATCAGTAGGGTTTGACTCTTTTTTTAATCGTCTATTTGATGATGCTTATAATTCGGGAGGTTCGGGCACTTATCCGCCCTATAACATCCGGAAAGTGAATGATTGCGATTATGTAATCGAACTTGCCTTAGCAGGATTTACGAAAGACGACCTAGACTTAGAACTAACAGAGGGCACACTTACAGTAAAATCCGTGCCAAAAACAGATGAAAGTGATGAAAGCTACCTACATCATGGAATCGCCAAACGAGTCTTTACCCGGAAATTTAATCTCGCTGATGATGTCATTATAACAGGTGCAGAGTTATTTAATGGCCTGCTTCAAATTAAGCTAGAGCGGGTTATACCCGAGGAAAAAAGACCTCGTAAAATTGAAATTGTTGATGATGGTTTGAAAGTAGTTGATCACAAAGTTGTATAAACAATTACAACTAAATTAACGATAGAGGGGGCCATGATTGTGGCCTCCTTTTTTTATAGGATTAAATACAATGAAACTTACCAAAAATTTCTCCTTCAAAGAAATGACCTTTTCAGATACAGCCATTAGAAAAAATATAGACAACACCCCTGGTTTAGAAGAAGCAATAAATTTGACAAATGTTTGTAATAATATTTTGCAACCCGTAAGAAATCATTTTGGAAAAGTAGTAAGAATTAATTCTGGATACAGATCAGTTGAATTGTGTTTAGCAGTAGGAAGTTCCGCAAAATCTCAACATGCAAAAGGGGAGGCCGCGGATTTTGAAATTAATGGTGTGTCTAATTATGATTTAGCAAAATGGGTTTATAATAATCTTGATTATGACCAACTCATTTTAGAATATTTTGATCCAAAAGGTGATCCCAATAGTGGTTGGGTTCATTGTTCTTATAAAGCTGGTGGAACAGGTCGCAAAAGTTCTATAATAATTAATAAAAACACAAAGGGCAAGTATTTGCCATGGAAGCCTTAAAAGCATTTTTCTGGAAATGTTATTTACAATTATTGTTTGGACTTCATGTCTTTGCTGATAAAAAGACATGGATTGACAAACACATCTTATTGTGCTATACTAATTTAGATAACTTGGAGAGCAATTACGATAAAACCTGGCAAAATAAATTCACTAAATGACTTTTTATACAAACGTTCAAAATTGGGGTGGTAAAATCTATTACAGAGGAATAGATTCTAACGGTATTCACTTCAAAAAAAAATTAGACTATAATCCAACCTTATTCATTAACTCACCAAAACCCACAGAATATAAAACTCTTGAAGGAAACTATCTTGCTCCTGTTGAATGTGGCAATATTAGACAAACTAGAGATTTTATAAAAAAATATGAAGGTATTGATAATTTTCAAATTTATGGAAATACCAATTATCATTATACTTTTATTACAGATAATTTTCCTGATCAAATTGTATATGATTTAAGCAAAATAATAATTGCAAATATTGATATTGAAACTGGTTCAGAAAATGGATTTCCTAATCCCGAAACTGCGCCAGAACCTGTTACTGCAATTACTGTTTCTCTTAAAGGAACATATTATGTTTTTGGTTGTGGTGAGTATAAAATTCATAGAAGTGGTGTTAAATATTTTGAATGTGAAAATGAATTACATTTACTTCAAGAATTCATTTCATTTTGGTCTAAACAAGATATAGACATTGTTACTGGTTGGAATATTAAGTTTTTTGATATACCATATCTTGTGAATAGAATGAATTTATTATTTGATGAACCATTTTATTATGATTTGTCGCCTTGGCAGTTTGTAAGTGAGAGAACTATAACGGCCTTTGGAGGCGCAAAACAACAACAATCATATGAGCTTATGGGTGTTGGTACTCTTGATTATTTGGACTTATATCGAAAATTTACTTATAAAAATCAAGAATCATATAGATTAGATCATATTGCTCATGTTGAATTAAATGAACGAAAAATAGATTATTCTGAATATGGTTCATTACATAATCTTTGGAAAGAAGACTATCAGAAATTTATAGAATATAATATAAAAGATGTGGAGCTTGTGAATCGATTAGAAGATAAAATGAAACTAATCGAAATGGCTACTGTATTAGCATATGATGCTAAAGTAAATTATACAGATGTTTACACTCAAGTTAGAATGTGGGACACTTTGATTTATAATGAATTAAGAAATAAGGGTGTACAACTTCCTCCTAAAAAGAATTCAATAAAAGATAGACCTTATATAGGCGCTTATGTGAAAGAACCTATTCCTGGAATGTATGAGTGGGTTGCTAGTTTTGATTTAGATAGTCTATATCCACATTTAATCATGCAATATAATATTTCTCCAGAAACATTACTTGCAGACTTTCCTCAAAAATCATTATCAGTTGAAAAACTTTTAAATCAAGAAATTAGTACTGATTATGCTAAAACTGAAGATATATGTGTAGGAGCTAATGGATTTCATTTTACAAATGATTATCAAGGATTTTTGCCAGAAATGATGGAAAGAATGTATGCTGAGAGAAAGAAATTTAAAAATGATATGCTCAAAACAAGCCAATCACTTGAGAACGAAAAAGACGAAAAGGAAAAGTTTCGTTTAATAAAAGAAGTTTCAAGATTGAATAACATGCAGATGGCGAGAAAGATTCAACTTAATTCTGCTTATGGTGCCTTGGGTAACCAATATTTTAGATTTTATGATGAGAGACAAGCAACGGCTATTACAACGGGGGGCCAACTTTCAATTAGATGGGTTGAGAATGATGTTAATAGTTATTTGAATAAAATTCTAAAGACAGAAAATAAGGATTATATTATAGCCGCTGATACTGATTCAATTTATATTTGTTTAGATAAATTGGTTAAATCTGTTTTTACTGATACAAGTGATAAAGAAAAAATTATTAAATTTTTAGATAAGGTATGTGAAACGAAAATACAAGATTGTATAAATGATTCATTTAATAGATTACATGTATATATGAATGCATTTGAACAAAAAATGAATATGTCTAGAGAAGTTCTTGCAGACAAAGCAGTTTGGACTGGTAAGAAGCATTATATTATGAACGTTCATAATAGTGAAGGTGTACAGTATGCTAAACCCAGATTAAAAGTAATGGGATTAGAATCAGTTAAATCCTCAACTCCGGCAGTTTGTAGAGACAAATTAAAACAGTCTTTCGATATTCTCATGAATGGATCTGAAGATCAAATGCAGAAATTTATTGAAGAATTTAAAGAAACTTTTCAAGCTCTTCCACCAGAAGATATTGCATTTCCGAGGTCCGTTAATGGAATTGACAAATATAGTGATAGTGTGCTATTATATAAGAAAGGTACTCCTATACATGTAAAGGGAACGATTATACACAATAAGTTATTAAAAGAACATAAACTTACAAAGAAATATCAAATCATTCAGGAGGGGGAAAAGATTAAATTTTCTTATCTCAAAGAACCAAATCCTGCAGGGGATACTGTAATTAGTATGGGAACAGTATTGCCTTCAGAATTTGGACTACATCAATATATAAACTATAATATGCAATTTGAAAAGTCTTTTTTAGAACCACTAAAAAATATATTAAACTGTGTTGGGTGGGAACATGAAAAAAGAAGTACACTTGAAGATTTTTTTATTTAAGGAGAGATAATGAGTTTTTTAAAAGAAATAATTAAGGAGGTAGGCAATGAATATGCTGGATTGGTTTCTGATGGTGTTGAAGCAGGGGATGTCGAATCTTTCATTGATACTGGCAGTTATGCTTTTAATGCTTTACTTAGTGGGTCCATATATGGAGGCCTGGCCTCAAACAAAATTACAGCATTTGCTGGAGAAAGCGCAACTGGGAAAACGTTCTTTGTACTGGGTATTGTCAAACAGTTTTTGGAGGACAATCCTACTGGTGGTTCCCTC